CACATTCGCGTCCGAGGTCGCATCGCCGAGCACGAAGGAAACGCCCACTTCGAGGCCCGTGGCGTTATCAATGGCATGATTTGAAGCGGAGTACCAGAAGCCATATTCCCGATCCACCCGGGCCTGGAGGCCAACCAGGAACTGGCTGAAGGGCTGCGCGTCGCCGTTGCCGTCGAGCAGGTAGGGCCAGCAGGCCACCATGCGCTCGGAATTGGTGGCGAAGAGTTCGCCCACATCCCGGGAGAGCAGGGCATCGGCCCGGTCGGAACCGCTGGCGACATCGCTGTAGGCCATGGCCCGCAGCGCATTGGCCTGGACGATCAGCTCGGTCACGACCTCGGAGACATTGTAGCCGGGCGCGATGAGCAGCTTGGGGCGGGCGCCAAAGAGGCTGCCACCGTCGGCCCAAAGCTTCATGCCGGTCTTCGGGGAGGCCGTGCCCACCACATCCGTCGCGGCGACGATGAGGCTTGGGTCCAGCCATGTGTAGTCCACCTTCACGGCCTGGCCGCTGGTGATGGTGCCGCCGCCGACGCGGGTGATGACGCCCGTGACCGCGTCCACGGTGTAGTCCGTGTTGAGTGCGTAGGTCGTGCCGCCGCCCGTGTTGGTGACCACCACCGTCGTCACGCCGGCATGGTCGAGCTGGAGGGTGTCCGTGGCGACGCTGAAGGTCTTGGCCTCGTCCACCACGGCCGCATCGTGATTCGTGGCGTGGAGCACATTCACCACATAGACGATGGCCGGTCCCTGGTCGAAGATCGCGTCCAGGGCAGCGGGGATCGTGTAGCCGTCCAGGCCGACCGTGCCGAAGTACTGCACCGCTTCGGCGGCGCTGGTGATCTGCTTCAGGACATTGGTTTCACAGTCGGCAGGCGTGGCGCAGGTGTACTTCGACGCCGTGCCGACGAGGGCGATGATGGAGGTCGCTGCCAATCGAACCGGGAGGGGACCCGTGCTCTTCTCGATGGTCTCGACCCCGTGCAGAAAAGTCATGACTGACCTCCTTCGGTGGGAGTGGATTCAGGGGCATCCGGTTCCGCCACGATGGCGGGCTCGGCGTGGGTGAACTTCTTTGGTTTCTTGGCCGGGGGCTCGGCGATGATCGTCAGCCGGTTGAAGTGCAGGTGCAGCTTCAGCGCGGGGTCCGAGGGGTCCAGGTCGAAGACCTTCCCGCGGATGAGCACCAGCTCGCGGCCATCGGCCAGGAGGATGCCCGAAGTGGGGCCGGAGTAGCGGAACTTGGTCATTCGGGCACCTGGAAGGTTTCCTCGAGAGAAAGGTTGTCCACTTCGACCAGCACCAGGTCTGCGGCGGGATCGGTGTAGACATAGGGCTGTTCGACATAAAGGAAGCCGAGGCTGATGTAGCTGGCGGCATAGCCCCTGTCCAGGAGCGCACCATCCACCTCGTAGGCGATTTCCCGCGCGGCCATGGCGAGGCCGCCCAGGCTCGGGTCGATGAAGACCACCTGGCGCACATACTCCTCGAACGCCTCTACCACCTGGTCCACCGGCTCGCCCAGCGCCCGAACCTCGACGCGGACAGAGACCTCGTACTCGATGAGGTTGTCCACGAGGCCGGTGCCGCTGAGATGGTTCCCCAGCGTCGGCTTGTTGTCGAAGCGGTAGACCACCAGGGCGGGCAGCTTCTCGGCCTCGATGGGACGCAGCGAGTAGCGATGGACGCGCTCGGCTGCCAGCGCAGGCGGCATGGTGACGCCCGTGGGCGGGGTTTTCAGCCGCCGCACGAGTTCAGAGACGATGCGCTCCCGGGTGCTGGTCACGGATCACCTCCACCCGGAGGGGGCGGAGGAGCGATGTCAACAAACTCCACGACGAACACGGCGGTACCGCTCACGCCGGGGGAGGTGGCCTCCACCACGAAGTTGCCGAAGTCATCAGCGCCGTAGGCCCCCGAAGAGGCCAGCCCGTCGCCGTCAGTGATGGCGCTGGGGGACGCGAAGGTGAATCCGGTCCCGGAGAAGTTGACCACGGCGCCCACGACAGGAGTGCCCGCGTCATCGGTGATGATCGCCACCAGGGGCGTCGCAGAGGTGCGCAGACCCACGCCATGGTTCACGCCACTGCCGGAACTCACGGCAATGCTGGAGGCCACCTTCTGGAGGTAGAGGCGCAGCAGGGCGCCGTCGTTCTTCAGCTCGCGGTCGCGCACCAGGTAGACGGTGTTGTTCCCCACCAGGTCGCAGACCGTGCCGAGGTCGCCTGCTCGGACGGCGGCGAAATCCGCCGCCCTCACCAGGACCGAGGTGATGCCCGTGACCACCTGCACATGAGCCTCGGTGGACCGGCCCGCGAAATCATCGCTGACCAGGCCCAGGTCACGCTGGCAGGGTCCGGAAGCCCAGCCGAACGACGCCGTCAGCCCGTCAAAGGCGAGCATCTTGGCGAGGACGGCCGGCGAGGTGGGCATCACTTCATCCCGAAGAGCGCCACGGCTGCAATGTACTCAGGGGAGACGGTGCCGCCAATGGTGAAGTGGGCGCGGATGAAGGGGCCGATCTTGGAGCGGTGGAACGCCTTCTTCTGGATGGAGCCCGTCGTGGTGAGGCCAGTGAAGGCCCCGCCGGTCACATCGGCATAGGTCCGGGCCAGCGTGGCGATGGTGAAGGCGTCCGTGTTCACGAAGGCCGTCTCGCCCGCCGTGAGCAAGAAGCTCACATAGGGGCTGGTGAAGACCGTGCCGACCGTCGCGGTGCCCAGAGAGCCTGATGCGCCGCCCACAACGGCGGCCTCCGTTGCACTGCTGAAGGTGATCGTGATGTCTTCGGCCAGTGTGTCCGGACCAGCCTCGATCTGCGTGCAGGTCCCGTCGCCGGTGCCCACATAGCCGACCGTGTCGATAAGGTTCGCGTCCGGCGCGTGCTGGAGCTTCACGGCGAGGGTGGGATTCGTCCCGGCGATCTTGATGCCAGTCATGACCACCATGAAGTCGCGGTCCAGAGTGCGAATGTCCACGCCAGCCTTCGCGCCCGTGGCGGTGATGGAGCCAGCGGTCCAGATGTTCTTCAGCTCGCTGGCCGGGGCAAAGTAGGTCTCAACGGGCACGGCGGCCTCCCTTCCGGCTCGGGGCCGGCTCGTCTTCACGGTTTTCGATTTCGGGTTCCTGGTGCTGAATGCGCGGGGGCGGGTCCACCACCAGGTCGGCGGAACCGCGGGTGAGCAGCTGCTTGGCGAAGAACGCATCCACCTCCACCACATCGCCGGGGAAGGCGTCCACGCCGCCCCCAAGTGAGACGCCGCGCAGGATGATGATCTTCACTTTGCTCATGGAACCTCCAAGGCTCCCGGGGCAGGCTCTCGCCCACCCCGGGCACCAGGTCATCAGGCCAGGGTCGCGCCCGTCGCCTTACAGAAGCTGTGGTCGTGGCGGAAGATGATGTCCACCATGCCGAAGCTGGTGGCCTCGATCATGCCCTGCTTCTTCAGCCGGTAGGGGTCCAGCACCACTTCGACGCCAGGGCCGAAGGCGCCAATGATCGCGTCGCCGTGATTGCCGAAGACGATGCCATGCTCGGAGCCGCCGGTGGCGGTGGAGCCGTTCATCAGGCTGGAGACCTGGTTGGACGCCAGGGCGCGGTGGCCGCACACGGTGCCCTCTTCCAGCATCCCGCGCCAGATCGTGTCCGAGCCGGCCGCGCTGAAGGACAGCGTCTGCAGCAGCTTGTTCGCCATGCCGATCGTGGTGATGAAGGCCAGATTGCCCTGGAGGGCATTGTCCTTCGCCACTTCGGCGACCATGTCGAGCATCTCACCGTAGGCGACGGCGCCGCCCATGGCCTTCGTGTTGATACCGCTGATGCCGTACAGGCCCAGAGGTTCCGCCGTGCCAGCGCCGTGAATGTAGGCGCGGTCCCAGGCCAGGGCGTGCGCCGTGGCAAGGTCGTTGCGGATGATGCTCTCAGCATCGGCCACGCCCAGGACTTCCAGCTGGCGGCTGAAGCTCGTGGTGGCGATGTAGGTGTTCGGGGTCAGGGTCACCGTGTCGAAAGTCGCGTCGCTCTCGCTCGCGTCCGCACCAGAGTTCTCAGCCTTCCAGGCACCCGAGGAACCGCCCGTCTGCCGGGGGAAGCTCAGGGCCGAGGTCAGGCCCGACAGGAACCGGGCACCAGCGCGGATGGCGACGGAGCGGTTGCGGAACAGCTCGATGAGTTCGCCGCCATAGACGGTGTAATTCAGCTCGGCGCCGGCGGTGGAATTGATGGAGTCGAGGCCCGCGCGGGTGGCGAAGGGCACGATGATGCCGCCGCGGTAGGAGTAGTTCGCCGGCATCAGCGGGCGGAGAGCTTCAGAGACCTCGCGCTCCAGGCCGCCAGCGGCGGAGGGGCGGTTCTCCAGCCGGGCCACCTCGCTGAAGATGGCGCGGGCCATGTTGTACTCCCGGACCTCCTTCTTGGACAGGCCCAGGTCTTCCAGGCTGCCGCCGGCGGGGATGGGCTTGGGAGCGCGCTTGCGGCTCTCATCCATCAGGCGGGTGTTGATCTCGCCGCTGGGGGTGCCGGAGCCGATCAGCTCGCGGGCCACATCTTCGAGGCCCAGGGCGCGGCCCAGTTCGAGGGCGGCCATCACTTCGCGGGCGGCGCTGGTGCGCAGCTGCTCGATGCTGGCGGGTTCAGGGGTAGGGGCCGCCTGGGGGGCGACCGCGGGGGGGTTCAGTTCGGCCGGCATGGCGCGGACCTCCGTGGTTGCGGCCGGAACGGCGGCCGTGGTGGGGTTGGGAGCGGACCCATCCTCAGGGTCCAGGGATCGGCCGACACCCACGGAATCATCCGCGGGCACGGCGACGAAAGAGACTTCCATGGGCTCCCAGCGGACGGCCCGGATCTTGTCCGGCGCGCCGTGGCTGCCCTTCGTGGTTTCGTACTTTCCGATGGAATAACCGATACTGATCTTGGACCGGATGCCGTCCACCACATCCTGCAGGATCTCGGAGGCGCGGATGCTGCGGCCGAAGCGGAGGGTGCCGCGCAGCACGCGGTCCTCGTCCAGCCGGACATTCTCCACCACGCCGACCTGGTCGCGGGTGTTGTGGTCCATGAGGACAGGGGCGCCCGACTTCATGCGGCCCAGGTCCACCGAGCCCTTGCCGTGGTCCAGGATCTCAGTCCCGAACCAGCGCTCCACCGGAGCTTCGCTGGACATCGCCACTTCGACGGTGCGGGCGGTTTCGTCCACAGAGTCGCGCTGGAACTCGGCTTCGCGGATGTAGGCCCCGCGGATTTCACGCTGCATCGGCATCGGGATCCTCCTTCTGCTGCTTCGGGGGTTCGGTCTCCAGGGACACGCCCAGTTCCGCGGCCAAGGCTTCCTCATCGGCGACCTGGCGCAGGGTCTCTTCCAGGTCCTCGCCCTGGGCGGCCAGCAGGCGGCCTCGGGTGGTCAGGCGCAGGCCCAGCAGGATCGCGGCGGACTCGGCGTCCTTCTTGGGGTCCACCCAATCCCAGCCCCGGGCCACCCATTGGGCCGACTGAAGGTCACGGAGGGCGAGCCCTGAGGGGACGGACACCTCACCGGAAGCCACGGCATAAGGGATCCACGCGGCGAAGACGCGCTTGCACAACTTGTCGATGACGAGCCCCTGGATCTCCCGCCAGTGGTCCCGCTGCTCCAGTTCACCCTGGCGGATGCTGGAGAACGAAACCTCCGTGTAGTCCGAGGCCAGCGCTGCGTAGCTCACGCCCAGGCCCGACGCCACGCCCTTGAGCATGGCCTTGCTGAACTCCCCGAAGGCTGTGGTGGGGTGCTGAATCTCAGGGGTGACGATGTCCTGCCCGGGCTCCAGGCCCAGGTAGGTCACCGGCCCGCTCAGGATCTCGGCGGCCTTGGCCGAAGGGGAGATGTCGCAGGGCTCGACGCCCGGCCCCACAGCCTCCTTGATGAAGGCGATGCGCTCGGCCTCATGCCGAGCCGCTGCCACCTCAGCCTCCCAGTAGGCCGACAGCATGGAGAGCAGGTACATCACTGAAGCCGCCCAGGGCACGCCACGGGTCTGGTTCGCGCGCTCGGGGTCGTAGATGTGGATGATCTGGTCGGCGGGGATGCGCTGCCGCGTCTGGGCCGACACCGTAGAGCCCGTGCCAGGCAGGCCGCGCTCCGTCGTGTCGGTGAAGTGGTAGGCCACCGGGCGGGACCAGGCATCCAACTCCACGCCCATCACGATGGGGCCGCGGCCCTTCGCGGGGCCGTCGTTGAAGTTGTGGTCCAGAAGGTCGGCGTCCAGGAACTGCAGCAGCATCCCCATCTCACCGACGCCGCGCAGGACACGGATGAAACATTCGCCGTCGAGGGCGGTGGCGCGCAGGGCCTGGCGTTGGACTGCCGGCCAGGTGTAGCGCCCGCAGACCGTGGGGGACTCGCCCCACGCTCGCCAGGCCGATTCGATGCTCGCATTGGTGGTTTCGACCAGGGCGCCGCGACGCTTGCGGACCTTGGACTGCAGGGTGATGCCCTTGGCCCCGACCACGCCGGCGCCGATGACACGCAGATAGCGGCGCATGTAGGGCGTGTTCTTCGCCAGGTTCCGGGAGTGGGCGCGCAGGGCGCCCAAGTCCTTGCGGATTTCCTGATCGGCGCGCTGCAGCTGTGTGATGAAGCTCTGGGTCCGGCCCAGCTGGGCGCCCAGGTAGTCCCGGCGATCCCGCTTGGCGGGACGGAACAGGGAGCGGATCGAGTCAAACACGGACGAACCTCACCGGGATCGTCCGGATGCCAAGGCCCTTGCCCTGCTCGCGGTTCACGAGGCGCTGGTAGTAGGCCTGCAGCTTGAGCAGGTCCGTCAGCGGCCACTCCTTGAC